TCCGGATTGAAGATCTGGTTGTTGTGAAAGAAAACGGATACCGGAAATTGTCGCCGTCGGGGCAAAAATTGGTTACACTATAAATGTTTTGTTTGTGGGGGACATAAAGATATATTTGGAAAAAAATATTGGAGTTCTGGTTGTAGAGTTTATGAAGATTTAGAAGTCGAAGAGATTATAACAAAACTTGTAAAAAGAGATTTTAAAACATATAAAAACGTAAAACGAAACTATATAAATGATTTGTTTTTAGATTTAATGCAGGAAAGACTGATAAAAACATTGTTGTATAACAAAATAATATATAAAAGAGAAAATGGAACATATGAGGATTACAAATATTATGGTTTGTTTGAATAGATTTTCTTTTTGTATATATTTATTATATTTTTCTTTATAAAAATTAAAATAATTGTTGACATTATGATATAGTTATGTTATTATGTAAACAAGATAAAGAAAACAAATTCCAAGATAGGAGAACAGAATAATGTTTGTAGAAATTTTAAGAGCAGAAGTAGAAAACAGAACAGTTGATGGAGTAAACAAAGCAATCTATGAAGCAACAGGTGATGAAGATTGGACAATCGAAAGTGAAGAAGAACTTGAAAAAGAAATCAGAGAGGGTTTTATTGAGTTTGATGGAAATGAGTTAGTAATATTCGCTGATATGTAGGAGGTAAAAAAGATGTATGTTTTTCCAACATACTTTACGGAAAAATTAAAGATAGACTTTATGCAGAGGGTAATTCTTTTGCATAGTTATATCTATTATGAACGTGATAAAAATATATGGACAGATAAACAGTTTGATAGTAATGCAAGACAGCTTGTAGAAATGCAAGCAGGAAAAACAGAAGAATGGATAAAACAGAAAACACAATATGGATATGTTTTTTATGATTTTGATGGAACAACAGGTTTCGACTTATGGGGCAGATTGAATAAAAATGATAAACAATATTTGAGCAATATAGCAGAAAGGATGTTAAAAGATGAAGCTTAACAAAGAAACAAAACAACTTGAATCTATTGAAACTTATAACATTGAAGATATGGTAAAACTTTGCAATATGGTTTTAGAAGATGCAGAAAAACAGGAAATAGAAACTATAAAAATGTCCATATGTGGTTTTAAAGAAATCATGAAAGCATGGTTTTACCTTTTGGAAGAGTGTAACAAGAATGGTGAGTTAATAGATAAAAAAGAACCACATAAAGGATATAAACCAACTTGTTTTGGAAATTATAGTGAGGAATGTTGGGATGCAGGTTGTGGTTGTAGGAATAAATGTAGGGAACAGAAAGAACAAGAAGTTGTTGATATTGAAGGAAGATGGAAAAAGAGCCATGAAGCATTAAATGAAATGAAGAAACGTGGTGTCGATGTTTTACGTCCGAATTGTTTTGGTCAACTTTGGAAAGATAATACATTGTGTTTTAGTTGTATGCATAAAATTGATTGTGAAAAAATATGGATGGAACAACGTGAGCAAAATATAAGGAGTGAACAGAAACATGAACAAAAGAACAACTAAGTGGTATAGGAAAAATGAAGAAGAAGTTATAAAAAGACTTGGATTGAAACCAACAAGAAATAGTGGAGCAACTTGGATAGAAAAAGCAGATGGACAGAATAACAATTATATTTGTGAATTAAAAAGCACAGACAAAGAAAGTTTTTCAATTAAACAATCAGTGTTGCACAAGTTAGAAGCACAAGCAATAGAAGCGCATAAAATACCACTATTTGCTTTTCAATTTATAAATACTGATGAAGTATGGGTTGCAGTAAAAGAAAGTGATATAGAAGCAATTAGAAGCCTTGTACAAGGTAAGGAAAAACAAAACTTTTTTGATTTTGATATTGACAAAGAAGAACAAAACAAGTATAATATAGTAGTAAGCAGTAGGAACGCAGGAAAAACATTTCTTGCAAGACAGGCTTATGAGAAACAGAGACAGAGAGAAAAAGAAGAACAGGAAAAAATGTTCAAAGAGAAAAACAGAGAAAGGAGGAAAGAACATTGGAAAAGAAATTCAAACAAAAAGGATTAGCGACATTTGAAGGAATGTCAATTGGAAAAAACAGAACAGTTCAAGTGAAATTCAAGCTTCGTTATGATGAAATCTTAACAAGTGTTGAATTGTTACAGGGTTTAAATTCCGATATTACAGTTCATGCAAAATGCGCCGATGCAAGTCCAGTGAACCTTGGAATTTTTACAATTGGAGCAGTAAACTTTGACAAGGATGGGAACGCAACAATTCCATTTAAGTCAATGGTCGAAAATGTCAATCTTGACAATATTTGTTCATTGGTTGATGAAGATTATATCCAGTTAAGATTTCAAGCCATTATTGAACTTCCAGACAATGAAACTGATGGAGGTGCAGAAGAATGGGAAGATTGACAAGAAGAGAACTTGTAAAGGCACGTTTTAAAGATACACGTGATCTTGTTATTTCAGAAACATATAATATCAACGGAGAATTTGTTGGTTATTCAGTTTCAGAACAGCTTGTTGTAGTAGAACATGGAAAAGAAACAAGAGTGTTTATGCGTGGCGGCTTGGGAATTGTTGACAGGGATGGACTTAAAGCAATTAAGCAAGCAATTGAAAAAGTGTTAGATGAATCAGAAACAGTTTTAAATGAATAAAATAACAAAAGTTATTGACATATTGAAATATATATGTTAAAATAAAACAAAAGAAACAAGGTAAATAAGAGAAAAACAGAAAAAAAAGCAAAAAGAAAAGGAGAAAAAGAAAATGGCAAAGAATTGGACAGCTTATGAAGCGGCAAAAGAAATCTATGGAGAGAACAAAGAGACAATTGCAGAGATTGGAGGAAGATACCCATTGTTTACAAGAACAGTTGCAATGGCAAATAGTGAGTATATTCTGGACATTCTGAAAGCACTTCCGAAAGTAACTGCTAGGGTTGTTGAAACAGGATTAAAAGGAATTGAAACAGATGCAGTTGAGGAAGAAGATGGAGTAAAAGAAAAGAAAGCACAGAAAGTAAAACCAGAACCAGATGATGATTTTGAAGATGAAGTCGAAGGGGAAGGGAAAGAAGAAAGTGAATATGATTCTATGACAGCGAAGGCATTGTATGCTTTATGTTGTGAGCGAGGAATTTCTTCACATTGCAAGAGTAGAAGTAAAGCGGCACTTATTGAAGTTCTGACCAAACATGATGCAGGTGAACTTGAAGAGTCTGGAAGAAAAGCAAAGAAAACAGAAACAAAGAAGGCAAAAACAAAGAAGGTTGAGCCAGTAGAAGATGATGCAGATGATTGGGATGATGAAGATGGAGCAGAGGATTCTGACCCGTATGCAGGTAAGACTGCAAAAGAGCTTTTTACAATGTGTAAAGAAAGAGGAATCAAAGTAAAACCAAAACAGTCCGCTGATGCTTATGCAAAACTTTTAAAAGATTATGACATGAACGATGATACAGAAGATGAAGAGGATGACGATGACGAGTGGGAAATCTGATTAAACAGATATGGCAAACTCGCATTAGCAGTATATAAATAAAACATAGTTGTTAAGTTATTACAAAGGCAGGAGGTAGGAATTTCTATTTCTTGCCTTTTTGATTAGGAGAACAATATAATGAAAACTGATGATTTATTAAACATTGATTGTGAAAAGGAAGAAAATAAACAAACTATAAACAGGTTTTTGTGGAAAATCAAACCATGTGCAAAATTATTGGAAAAGAATCAATATAAAAAAACGGAGTATGCGCCGATAGAAATATTAGAGAAAGTTTTACATGGTTTTTATAAAAGGTATAATTTTAAAATTCAATCCATGTTTCCGTATTATGAAGAAGGAAGATTTGTTTTTTACAATGTAAGTATTCTACAAAAAACAGATAATACAAATGAATGGAAAGGCAACGTATATGCAAAAACAGTTTGGGAAATGTATGCAAAGGCATTGATAAAAATGTATGCAGAAATTAAAAAGGAGAATAGAAAAGAATGAAAGGTGAAAAGTCAGTAGCATTTTACACAGATGGTGCTTGTTCTGGAAACATTGGTGCAGGTGGATGGGCATTTGTGGAGGTTGTACCTTGTAGTAGTGGAATTAAAACAAATGTTGTAAAAGGAAACAAACAGAATACAACGAACAATGAAATGGAATTGACAGCAGTTTTTAAAGCGTTAGTAAAAGCCTTGAAAAGTGATATAAAAAAGGTGACAATATATAGTGATAGTGCGTATGTTGTGAACGCTATAACAAAAGGGTGGCTATTAAATTGGTACAAAAATGATTGGCAGACAAAAGAGGGAAAGCCAATTAAAAACAAACATATCTGGCAGAAAATGTACAAGTTGGTGTATGAGAAAAAGTTATTGATTAACATGGTACACGTAAAAGGACACAATGGTGACCCATTGAATGAGTTAGCTGACAGAAGTGCAGTAGAAGCAAAGGAACAGATTATGGAGGATTAAAGGGTGAACATATCTGAAAAAATAAAAGAAATAAAATTCAGTGCAGGAACAACAAAAGAAGCATATCTTAAATGTTGCAAGTGGATTTCCACAAACATTGTAGCAAAAAACAATTCTGATTATATCACATATAAGGTTTCTAAAGTTGGTGATGAAAGATATAAACAGGATGTATTGCTTGAGATTTTTGTAACAGTGGATGAACAGGAGATACAGGAAAGGAATTGTAATATATGTCAAGAAATGGCTGATAGCTTCTTTATGAGTAAGAACAAATATTTGTGTGAAACGTGTAAATTAAAACCATACAGAAAGCGTTTATATGAGCGTTTACAGGACATTAAAAAAGGATTGAAAGGAAAGGTACTATGAAAAAGAAAAAGGCAAATATCAGTGTTTTAAAAGCATTGTGGACAGTTCTGTTAGAAATGTTATACTCATTCAAATACAATGTTGTGAAGGAATTGGATAAAATTGCAGTAATTATTGAGATAGCAATTCCAGTGGTTTTAAGTCAAATATATGCAGACATAACAAAGTTGATTATTGTATCAATTGTTATGACAGTCATTGTGCATTACATTACAAAAGTGGGGCAGAAATTAAATAATGAAACATATGGAGATTTGCCATTACCAAGATATAGAATGACAAAGATTGACAGTGATGGTTTTGTATCGTTAATAGACCAAGATGATTTACAGGAATTAGTTCTGTATATGCACGAAGTAGAGCAATACTTAACAAAAAAAGGAAAGTTGAAATGATAGAAGTACCTTGTAAAGATTGTAAACAAAGGCAAATAAGGTGTCACACAGAATGTCAAATGTATAGTGAATTTTTAAAGCAGAATGAAATTGTAAAAGAAAACAGAAAACAAGCAATTATAAAAGATAGTTTAGATTTTAGTCCAAAATATTTTGAAAAGTAGTTGACAAACAAACAAATGTATGATATATTATATATAAAATAAGGGAGGTACAGAAAGGATAAATGTACAGAGTGGTAGCCAATAAATACCTGCCATAAAATAGAAAGAACCGCCACACAATGTTGCCAAATAAAAAGTATGTTAAAAAAATGTTTTTGATTTCATATTTTTTCCTCGTATATTTGAAAAAAACTCAATAATGTGTTGAATGTGCTGAAAAAGACACAGTCGTATGATAAAAATGTTGTGAGTGTGGCGGTTAAATAAATAAAACAAAGGACAGTGTAAAAGCTGTCCTATTGTCATATATATAAACAAAAAAAATAAAGTAAGGGAAGGAAGAAACTAACATGGGTATGAAGAAAGGGCAAATTCCAAAACCTTATGCAGATGGGAAACTTGTTAATCTAAAAGACAGAACAGAAGAAGAACGTAAAAGAATATCACAGTTGGGAGTTGAAGCAAGAAAAAAGAACAAAGAAAAAAACATGCAGTTACAAGCATGTATGCGTCAACTTTTAACTATGAAAACAAATTCAGACAAGAAAAAACAAATATTACGTTCTTATGGTTTTGAAGATACAGAATTAACAAACCAAACATTGTTAATGGTTGCACTATTCCAAAAAGGTTTAACTGGTGATGTTGGAGCAATCAAAGAAATCACACAAATGATGGATAAACTTGACATGTACAAGAACACTGGAAGGGTGCAGAATGACATTACAATTAATCTTGTAGCACAAGGTGATGTTTATCAACCAAACAAAGATGATGAACAGGAAATTTGGAATATTGAGAACAGTACAGATTGGATTGAGAAAGAAGCAGAAGCAGAGGAAGAATGGGGAACAGATGTGTATGATGGAGAATAGCACAGAACCTTCTAATTTGCGTTTTAAAGCATTAAACCAGAGTAAGCTTATAAATAGTAGTACAAAGGAAGTAAAGCCCTCAAATAAGCAAATAGAAGGTATAGAAAGCAATATGTTAAGTTGGATAATGAAGCATTGTGATAATGAACAGTTGCCAATTTAAGGAAAGGAGAAAAAAAAATTGAAACAAATGGAAAAACTAATTGCTGAAACAAATGGATTAAGAAATGTACTAATTCAGACAATTGAAGAACTCAGTGAATTATCAAAAGAATGTTCTAAAAGGTTACGTCTTGAGGTAGGAGATAAAACATTAAGAGATACGGCAGATTGTATTCTGGAATGTAACATAACAGAAGAGATTGCAGATGTTGAGTTTTGCATAGAACAGTTAAAGCACTTACTTGGTATAAGTGACCTGAAAATAAAAATGATTAGAGAAATCAAAACAAGTAGAACAAAAGATCTGTTAAGCATAAAAGAACCTGTTAATTGGATAGACAAAGGAAACCAACAACAGTAAATATTATAAAAACAAAGTAAAATAAACAATATATACAATAGTAAACCATAGAACAAACAATAGAAGGGAGAAATAAAACATATATGGATAAATTAAACATAGTATATAAACAGATAAAAGAATTGAAACCATATAAGAAAAATGCAAAGAAGCATAACAAAGAACAAGTAGAACAGATAGCAAATAGTATCAAAGAGTTTGGTTTTACACAGCCAGTAATCATTGACAAACATAACAGTGTAGTAGCAGGACACGGAAGAATATTAGGAGCAAGAAAAGCAGGACTAAAACAAGTACCAACTGTATGTTTAGAAGATTTAACAGAAGAACAAATAAAAGCATACAGGTTAGTAGATAACAAATTGAACGAAAGTGAATGGGATAATGATTTGTTAAAACAAAGTCTTGAAGAAATAGAAGAAATGAACATGGAAGTGTTCGGTTTTACAATTGACAAGTTAGAAGATGAATCTGTTGATGTAGAACCAGATGTACCTTTTACAGAAATATTGAATGAGGAAAATAATTATATTGTTTTAAAGTTTAATAATAAGATTGATTGGATAAATGCCCTTGGTGTGTTAGGATTAAAACAAGTAAAGGTATATCCTACAAAAAAAGGTGGCAAGAAAGATTCTCTAAAACGTATGGGAGTTGGTAGAGTATTGGACGGTGTGAAGGCACTAGAGGGGTTAAACAAACATGAGGTATAAAAACAAAAACATAATCATTGCTTGTCCATCTTATAAACGACCATTTGTTGAAACATTGTTATACATTCCTTTTTGCAAAGTGTATGTGTCACCAGAAGAATATGAGACATATATAGAATTTAACTCTAAACATTCAGAGAACATTATAAAGTGTCCAGAAGGTATACAGGGCAATGTTGGTAGAGTTAGAAATTATATTCTTGATACAGAGTTTGAAAATGGAGCAGATATTGTGTGCATTGTTGATGATGATCTGAAACAAATAAACCATTTTGAAATGTCAGAAGATGGTTCTTTTGCTTATGAAAAAGTAAAATTAAAAACAGATGATATTATTGAATTTATTTATAACAACTCTTTTCTGTGTTATGAATGGGGTTTTAAAATGTGGGGAATAAATATAAATAGTGATAGCTTATCTTATAGACAGTGTGCACCATTTAGTACAACAAGCGTTGTACTCGGTCCATTTGGTTGTTTCCTCAAAGGCATGGAATGTAGGTATGATGAAACATTACCATTAAAAGAAGATTATGACATGACATTACAGAATATGAATAAATATCGTGGAGTGTTGAGACTTAACAAATATCATTATGTGTGTAGGCAATCAGAACAAAAAGGCGGTTGTGCAATGTATAGAACAATGTCAAAAGAAAAAGAGCAGTTTGAGTTGTTGAGAAAAAAGTGGGGAAGCAACATAGTAAGGTTGGACACATCAAACAAAGGAAGAAGCAAGAAGAATAGGAAATATATTGATTATAACCCAATAATAAAAATACCAATAAAAGGAATTTAAGCACTCTATATGGGTGCTTATTTTATTATATAAATATAAAATATTTTATAAAAACATGTTGACTTTTTGTTATATTGTGTTATAATATAATTAAAGTTAAGGAAAACAAAAGAGAGGAAATAAAACAATGACAAAAGGACAGATTGAAGCAAAGAGGACATACAAACAAGATTTAATCAAGCAAGGTATTGATAAAGAAACAGCAGAAGTTATGGCAAGAGTATTTATTGAATATGGTATCATTAAACCAGTTGTGAACAGCACAAAGTAGGAGAGGTGGAAATTAGAATGAATGAAGAACTGAAAAAAATAGCAGAGAAGTATAACTGGAAATTAGAAGTTTGGCATGGAGAATATAAAGGTATTTTGTGCGGAATACAGGAAATGAATCTGGGCGAAGAACCGCTTCCGTTGTATAGGTTTCCCGGTGGTGTTTCTCTTGCATAGCATGATGAAACAATGAATGACATACAGAAAATTCATAGAGTTTTTAAAAAATGAACAAATTCTCTATTAAGTGTTGACAAATAACATATATTAGTGTATTATATAAGAGTAAACAAAAGGTAAGCAATTCTAAGAAAGGACAAAAAAAAGAAATGAAAACAAAAAGAGGTTACAAAGTAAAGGTGTTCACAAGTGATGGAGAACACAAAGAACAATTTAATAACATCGAAGATGCACTTTATTATGTGGATGTTCTGATTGACTTAGGTTATAATAAGTCAGACATTACAATTGAAGATAACAGAGACGTTATAATCTATTAGAACAAAACAGAACAAAAGAAAAGAGGCAGGTTGAAATATACCTGCCATTTTTATATATTTTTTTAAATAATATATTGACATTATAATAAATATATGTTATTATATAAACAAGTTAAGAGATAGTAAAACAAATTCCAAGGAGGACAAAAAATGAAAAATTATTTAGTATTTGAAAAGGAAGTCTTAGCAATGTATAGAAGAGAGTTGGTAAGCTTTGGGGAAGCAGAAAACAAATTGTTTGGTTATTTAAAATGCATGATAGATATGGAAGTGATAGAACAAGATAGAGCAATTGAAGAGTTCAGAATGTCAGTAAAGAAATTGTTATGTATTTCAGAAAGGAAATAGAATAAAAAAAAATCTTATTATACTATTGACAAAACAAAATGTTAGTAGTATAATAAGATCATAAGATAAAGAAAACAAAGAGAACAGAAAGGGGTATGTAAGTCATGTTAGTAAATGGAGTAGAATATAAGGAACATCATACAGCATTATGCAAAGGGTATGTGTCGGTTAAGAACAATGAAGAACCGAAACCTTATGTTGGTAGATTCGGAAAGGGATACACAGTGAAATCTCATAATCAAGAATCAACAAGGTTCTGTTTTATAACATATTATGTTATGTAAAATAAACAGGAGGGTAAGAAGTGAAGAATAAAGAGAAGTATGCAAAAGAGATTGTTGAGCTTGCGTGTAATGGTCGTAATGTCGCAGTGTGTAAATCTACTGGAAAGCCAATTGATTGTGTCGATATAGTGTGTAGTAAATGTTCACTTGCTGTTGGAAGTTGTACGGAATCAAGAAAAGAATGGGCAGAATCAGAGTACATTGAACCTGTGAAAATTTCTAAGAGAGATAGAGAGTTTCTGGATTACATCAAAAACAATTTTGTATATATTGCAAGAAACGAAAATGGTAAGTTGTTTGCATATGAAGCACAACCAAGAAAAGGAAAGATATATTGGAAGTGTATTTGTGGTAATTGTATACTTTTGAATAGACAATTAAATATTGATTTTCCAATGGTCAAATGGGAAGATACTGAACCGTGGTTGATCGAAGATTTAAAGATGTTGAAAGTAGTTGAAGAATATAATTAAAACATAAAAAGTATTGACAAGTAAAAGATGTTGTGTTAATATATAATCAGAAAGAAACAAAGAGAATAAAAGGACAGGTGCTAAAGTCATTAAAACACAATATGCATAATCCTTTCAGTTGTGGTGAGTAATCAAACTGGCAGATGAAAACCACAACATTGCCCCATGGTGTAATGGTTAGCACACAAGAATTTGACCCTTGTAATATTGGTTCGATTCCAGTTGGGGTAGTTAGTGAATTATGTTAGTCCAGTGGTAGAACAGTGATGTTAAATATCATAAGTCATGAGTTCGATTCTCATACATAATTCACATTGTAACATATAAACAGTAAAGCAGAGAGAGAGGAAGAGAATATCATATGACAGAAACAAACAAATGTGAAGGAAAACAGGTAACAAATGAAGAAATTATGGAGCATTTAAAAGAAATTGAAAAAGCATTGTCATTAATTATGAATGTTGGTTCAACGTTGATGATAGCTGAACAAAATAGAATTAATGGCAATGAGGAAAATGAACAAGTTAATGATCTGATTGTCCATGGTTTGTTAGCAATTTCAATTAGTTTGGAAAGACTTGGAGATCTATCTGGCTTTAATAAAGAAATTGAAGAAATGAAAAATGATAAGAAGAAAGAAAAGCTATTTGATATTTTAGATATGATCTTTTAAATAAAGCATTGACAAGAAAAATTTAATATGGTATAATATGATAAGCAAAACAGATAAGGTTCGGCGTACATCAGATTGTGTACATTTGCCACTTATCTGTTTTGTGCATATTAAAACAAAGGAGCAAAGAACATGGAACTGAATGTGAGTGTTTCAAACAGATTTGCTTCTTTTCTGACCGATTGGGATTATGAACAGTATTTGTTGTTTGGTGGGTATGGTAGCGGAAAAAGTTATCATGTTGCACTAAAGATTGTTTTAAAGTTATTAGAAGAAAGAAGAACAGCATTGGTTGTTCGACAGGTGCGTGAGACAATTAAGGAAAGTTGTTTCTCATTATTTAAAGAAGTGCTTGACAATATGGATTTATTATATGATAATGAGATAGACGAGAACTCAATGAAACAAAGGCGAGGAAAAGTTGTTGCAGTACAAAGTCCTATGGAGATACGCTTTCCGAATGGTTCAAGAATTATTTTCCGAGGTATGGACAAGGTTGAAAAAGTAAAGTCAATCAATGGAGTATCTATTGTTTGGATGGAAGAGTGTTCTGAGTTGACATACAAAGCCTATACTGAATTGCTAGGTCGTGTTAGAGAACCACATAAGACATTGCATTTCTTTCTTACAACAAACCCAGTAGGAAAAGAAAATTGGGTGTACAATACATTTTTTGTTCGTTTGAATGATGAAGGGAAAGAAGAAGTTATTCAAGACCCAGAACAAGTTTACAAACGTAGAACATTAGTAAACAAAAAGAATGGAATATATTATCATCACAGTTTGCCAGATGATAACCCGTTTCTCCCATCATCATATATACAACGTTTGGATAGATTAAAAGAAAGCGACAAAGATTTGTGGGTTGTAGCAAGATGGGGAAGGTTTGGAGCAAATGGAATTAGAGTGTTACCACAGTTCGTTGTTGCAAAAAATGCAAAACAGTTTGTTCGCAAGGTAAATGGTATATCAGCACATTATCATTATTTTGGTTTGGATTTTGGCTTTGAAACATCATACAATGCGCTTGTAAGTTGTTGCGTTGACCCAGAAACAAGAATAATATACATATATGATGAAGTATATATGAATCATATAACAGATGATAAGTTTTGTAAGCGTGAGGATGTTTTAAAAGTAAAAGAACGTGCAGAACGTTGTGAAAAACCTATTGGAGCAGATGCGGCAGAACCTAAGACAATACAGTTTTACAGACAACAAGGTTTTGAAATGTATGGAGCAAAAAAGTACATCGGAAGTAGATTACAGAACACGAAGAAAATGAAACGTTTTGAAAAGATTGTGTGTTCGCCACGTTGCAAAAATACGATAAGGGAATTAAAAGATCTGACCTATAAGAAAGACCCGAAAGGCAATGCAATCTATGACCAGTTTAATATTGACCCACACATTTTTAGTGCATTATGGTATGCATTAGATACCTTTACATTTGAGGATTTAAAGGATTACCATAGTAATAGCAAGGCAGGTTGATAAGTCGCTTAAAACGCAAAATACAAGGTTAGAGAGGTATATAGATGTTTGGAAAGTTAGAACAGAAAAGAACAGAGATTAAAAGATTAAGAGATTTACAGAGAGACAGTATTATAGATGAATATATGGCAGGTTTGTACAATGGGTTAGAATTAGCATTGTCGATCTTGGAAGAGAGAGAAGTAGAGTTTATAACATTTACAAGTGAGCCAGAAGTGATTGAAGCAGAGGAAGAGCAATTAGGAAGGACAGTAGCAAGTGGAATCTTAAGGAGGTAAGCATGGAAACAATTTTTGCAAGCCTTGTATCAGCGTCAGTCACGTTGATTGTATGCATTATTAATAACAGGTCACAGAATGATAAGACAAGAGCATTAATGGAATATAAGTTAGATGAACTGACAGAAAGGGTAAACAAGCACAACAGTTTAATAGAAAGGACATATCGTCTTGAAGAAGATGTTGCATTACATGAAGAAAAAATAAAAGTTGTGAATCATAGACTTGAAGATTTAGAAAATGGGAGGTAAAAAGTTATGTTTAAAAATTGCGTGTTTAAAACAAATGTGAACACAGTTGAATGGATGAAAAAAGCAGGAATCAGAGCAGTTAAAACAATGGCACAAACAGCGGTAGCATTAATTGGGACAAGTGCAATGGTTGAAAGCACAGATTGGAAGATGATTGTTAGCGGTGCAGTGATGGCAGGAATTGTAAGTGTTTTAACAAGCGTTGCAGGTATTCCAGAAGTACCAGAACAAAAACAAACAGAAACAGAAAGTGAGGAAAACTAAAATGGCTGATATTATTGTTGATGTAAGTTACCATAATGGTGTGATTGATTGGAGTAAAGTAAAAGCGGCAGGAATTGAAGGAGCAATCCTTAGATGTGGTTATGGTGATAATATTGCATCACAGGATGATAAGCAGTATAAGCGCAATGCTGACGAGTGTACAAGGCTTGGAATCCCTTGGGGTGTGTATATTTACAGTTATGCAAAGAACACAGCGCAGGCGAGAAGTGAAGCAGAACATGTTTTAAGACTTGTTGCGCCTTATAAAGACAAAATGTCTTATCCAGTGTTTTATGATTTGGAAGAAAAAGGAACGGAATCAGTAGCAGTGCAGAACGCTCTTGTGTTTGGTGACATTATCGAGAACAATGGCTATATGTGTGGAATTTATTCTGGACAGTCTTGGTGGCAGAAACATCTTGGTAATAAATTGGATAGATTTCCAAAGTGGGTTGCACGATATAACACACAGAAGCCTGTTGGAATCTCTGGAACGTATGACATTTGGCAGTTTACAAGTGGTGGAAGGGTAAATGGAATCAATGGCAGAGTAGACATGAATGAGGTATACAGAGATTTTCCAAGTGAAATTAGAGGAAAGAAAAGTACCCCAATTGATGGCTATGTAAAAGAAAATGCAGGAGTATTACAGGATACAAACACAGAGCATTTAGGTGAAACAAATTATAATGTACATGCAAGGGGTATTGGATGGCTTCCAACAGTATGTGATGGGATGTTGGCAGGTTCAGAGGGACAGAACAGAAGAATTGAAGCATTAAGATTTGATGCAAAAGGAAATGCAGATGTTTCTGTGCATATGCGTGGCATTGGTGATAAAACATATACAAACGTAACAAAGGACACAGTTTGCGGAACAGTAAATGAACAAAGAAGGATTGAAGCAATTAAGATTGTCGGAAAAGATTGTTTTTACATGTATAGAGTTCACCAACATAAGAAAGGTTGGACAGAGTGGAAGAACAACGGTGAATGGGCAGGAGAGAAAGGAAAGTCGTTACAGCTTGAAGCGGTAGAGATTAAAAAATCTATGTTTTCTGTAAATGCACATGTACAAACAGAAGGATGGCTTGGAGAAGTTGCCGCTGAGAATGTTATCGGCATTACAGGAAAGTCTAAACGTCTTGAAGCAATTAAAATTAACCCATATGGGAAAGACATTAAGGTAAAAGCGCATATTCAAACAGATGGTTGGGTTGATTATGGAACAGTAACAAAAGATACTGTGATTGGAACAGTTGGAGAAGGAAAGCGATTGGAAGATTTATGCTTTAAGGGTGATTTCTTTTTCCGTGTACATTTACAGGATTCTGGATGGACACCATGGACAAAAGCTGATGGAATTGCTACACTTGGAACAGTAGGGCAAGGAATTAGAATCGAAGCAATTCAGTTTAAGTAAAACAAAGGGGATGGTTATACCATCCCTATTTTAATATTGACAAATAAACAGATATATTATATAATATATATAGTTATATATAAGTCTTATATAAAGGAGGTTAAAACAAAAGTGGCAAAACAAGAACAAGTACAGGGAACACAAGTGGAAGTTACAAGAGCATTAGCTTCTTTTCCTTATTTTGTTTTAAGGAATGAAATTGAAACAGGATATAATTTATATACCGAAGAACTAATGGAGATTAAAAAGAATTATATTAGCTATAAACGTGGCGCAACTTTTTATACTGAGGGTTCGAGTGGTGATTATGTTCCGTCAAACATTAAATTTAAACTTGCCAAAACATTGATTGATAAAGAAGCAAGGTTTATGTTCAGTCAGATTCCAGATTTTATTGTGCAGTCTGACTCAGCAGAAGATGAACAAATACAGTTGTATCAGAAACTTGTTGATAAGGTTTTAAATAATAAACATAACAACTTTTCAAAATATCTTCTACAAAGTGCAAAGGATTGCTTTATTGGAAAGCGTGTTGCGTGTTTGATTGATTTTTCAGAAGAGGATGGAATACAAACACATTTTTATAGCAGTTTACAGTTTTATTATGAAACAGAGTATGGTTCAGACAGACTAACAAAGTTTATAAGTTTTGAACAGGTAAATGAATCAAGATCAATGTCAGAGAGATTATATCTTGTGAACAGATATGAAGATATAGATGGAACAATATATATGAGTTCTATTCTTTATAATGGTTCTGGACAGAAACAACAGGAGGTTGTTGAAGAAACAGAAATTGATTTTGATTTTATTCCTGCTGTTATTATTTTGAATGATGGAACACTTGAGGATAAAATGGGAATCTCAGAAATTGAAAGTTTGTCAGAGTATGAAGCGGCATATAGTAGAATAGGAAATGGTGATATTGACAGTGAACGGAAGAACATGAATCCAGTACGTTATACGGTTGACATGAATCCAAAGACAACAACAGGGCTTAGTTCAAGTGCAGGGTCTTATTGGGATTTGCAGAGTAATCAGAATCAGAATGAATCACATCCAATGGTTGGAACATTGTCACCAGATATGAGTCATGTTGATGCTGTAAAAACAACACTTGACAGAATTAAAAACACAATGTATTCTGAACTTGATGTACCAAACATATCAGAAGAAACAATGGCAGGGACAATTACAAGTGGAAAGGCATTAAAAGCATTATATTATCCGTTGCAAGTTCGTTGTGACGAAAAGATGAAAACATGGAAGCCTGCCTTGCAGTTTATTATTGAAACAATTGTAAAATTTGCAATGTTAAATAAAAGCATTGTTTCGAGTATTTATGTTTTGCCAGAGTTAAAAGACATACAGTTTAATGTTGAAGTGTCTGAGAATTATGCATTGTTAGAAGATGAAGAAGAAGAAAAGGCGGCTGATGTGGCTGAAATTAATGCAAATGCACGAAGCAGAAAGTCTTATATAAAAAAGTGGCGTAAGGAAGAATTTAAAACAGATGAACAGATTGATGATGAACTTATGCAGATTGCGATTGAAAATAACATGTTTGATAGTTTGAGCATGAATACACAAGTACAAGGTGAGTTAGAAAAACTCGGAACAAAACAGAATGTACAAAACAATATTGAACAGATTGAAATGCAGAATAAATTGGAATAATTTATAAAAAGGAATTGACATTTGTTATATTGTATGTTATTATAATTATAGAGTTAAGGAAAACAAAGAACAATTCCAAGGAGGACGAAAAAAAATGAACAAAACAGAAAGAATCAGTGAAGAAAGAGTTTACAATTTGGCATATGATATGCTTTTAATGAATTGGGGAAAAGAATACGATTATTTGGAAGAAAATCCAGATGATGAAATAGCAAAGAACAGAGTGGAAAAACTCTGGAATGAGTTGGAAGAACTTAAAAGAGAAATCAGAGAGAAGTTTTAGGTTGGAATGGAGGTGAAACAAAATAGCAACATTTGATTTGAAAACTTCTGAACAAGTTAGAAACAATCTGACAATGAGAGAACAAAAAAGAATTAGAAGATTGTATTCTGACTTGTATCAAGAAGTACAAAAACAAATAAATAGTTTTGGTTCTGATGATTTTAGAACACAGAACCTTTTAATTTTACAAAGGAACATAAATTCCAGATTGTCTCAATTGTCTAATGCAATACAAAATGGAATTATATCAGATATTGAAACAACAAGTATTGCAGTTGTTGAAGATTGCAGAGCATTTTTAAAAAGCTGTGGATATAAAAATTCTGATATACATGATGCTTTTAATTATGTACCAAGTCAAATTGTGGAAAACATATATACAGGAAACGTATATCAGAATGGTTGGACATTGTCCAAGGCATTATGGAGTGCAGAGCAACAGAATAGAGGAAGAATAGATACAATAATATCAAAAGGAACAGCACAAGGAAAGTCAGCGTATGAAGTAGCGAAAGACCTTGAGAAGTTTGTAAAGCCAGAAGCAAAGAAAGAAAGCAGAAAAATATTGTTTCAAAAGTATAAGCGTGATGCATATGGAAGGGTTATGCGAGATAGAAATGGAAAGCCTATTATAGACACTTTATCTAAGAAAGATACGTTTTACTTTGGTAGAGTTGATTACAATGCTCAGAGACTTGCAAGAACACTTATAAGCCATGCATATCAACAAAGTTTTAGACAGGTAAATGAGCATGACCCGTTTGTAAAAGCTTATGTTTGGCACAGTGCAGGTTTACATGGTAGAACTTGTGATATATGTCTTGAAAGGGATGGAAAGTTTTTTAAAAAGGATGAATTGCCAGAAGATCATCCGAATGGAATGTGTACATATGAAGCATATATACCAGATAGCATGGAACAAATAGCGGATAAGATTGCTGATTGGTATGAATCACCATTGGGAACATTTCCAGAATTGGACAGATATGCATTAGATTTTGTTGGATAAAAGGAAAGGAACAAAGAAGAATGGATAATAAAATTAGTGTGCAGAGAGTTTGTAGTAAATGTGGAGAAATAAATGAAATTGGTGCAGAAGAACTAAAAATAAAATGGGTGCATAGTGATTTTGATGAATATTATAACATTGTGTATTATGAATGTAAAAGATGCAAGGAAAAACAATGTGTGCAGGTTGACACAAAACAAACACTTGAATTGAAAAGAAAGTTAATTAGAATCTTATTACAGAAAAAGGATAGAGAGAAATATAATAAGATTGATAAAAAGTTGAATGAATTAAGATGTAATTTACAAAGGAAAGTAAATGGATTAAAATTATATGATGAAAATGGAAATATTTTTACAAATGGCTTGACAATTTTAAAGGAGGATGATATAATTGATAGTGACATGTGATAAGTGTGGATGTGAGTTCACAGTCATGTTAAAGGAGGAACAAAAGAAGATTGATGGCATAGAAGTAACAAGAACTTTCTTGGAGTGTCCAGAGTGTGGACAACAGTACAATTCATTTTATGATAGTCAATCTACTTTAGTTCTCAAGAAACAAATTAAAAAGCGCACAGAAGAACTTAAAACAATCAAAAATGAATCCCAGTACAAAAGGAAATTGAAAGATATTTCTAAAAAACAAAAAAGGTTGGAAAGAGAAACAAAGATTTTAGAGAACAAGTTTATTAAACAGAAGATTGAAGAAGAAGCAAGAGAACGAACAAACTAAGAAAGGAAAGATAAAGAAATGGCAGATAATAACACAAACGCAACAAATGAAACAAATGCAAATGGAGAAGGACAGAACAACACAAATACATCAACAGAAAAAAATCAGAATGTTGATATTGAAAAAACAAAAAGTGATGCGATTGCGGAATATCTTAAGACACTTGGTGTTGAAAGTGATGAATCATTAAAGGACATTGTTACAAAAGCAAAAGAAGCAGAAGAAGCAAACAAGTCAGATTTGCAGAAAAAAGATGATGCACTTACAGCGACAACTAAAGAACTTGTTGCAGAGAAGGAAGCGAGACTTATCGCAGAAGCAAAACTTTCAGCAATTCAGCTTGGTGCAAAACCAGACCTTGTAGATGATTTGGTTATCGTTGCAAAAGCTAAAGTGACAAAGGACAAAGATATTAATGCAGTCATTGCAGAAATGAAAGATGGAACAACAGGAAAGATTTATTTTTCTGATGGTGATGAAGGAGAAGGAACAGAGGGGAATAAAAATAATGTGACTCGTAAAAGAGTTGTGAAGAACAACAAAAAACCACAGGATGGAAATGACGGTGATAACAAAAACACTGGTCATGAAGGAACAATGGCTGAAAGACTTTTGAAAAATAGAGCAAAAACAAAAAGCCATTATTTTAAATAAAACATATAGGAGGTAAAAATAAATGTTAAATAACACAGGAATTAAAACAGAAAAATATGGTGCAACAAACCAAATTTTGTTTGCAGTCGAACATCAAGTCTCCATGGGTGTTGTTGTAAGTAAAGATTTGGGAGTTAAGGTTGGAACAAAGATGATTGTAAAAGCAGGAACACCAATCACAGGAAATTTGGATGCAAGAACAACAGCATTTACTGCGGCGGCAACAAGTGGAACGCCAGAAAAATCAAATGCGGTTGGAATCCTTTTACATGATGTTGACGTTACTGTGGATGATAACAACGGAACAATTCTTTTGTTTGGTTTTGTTAATACAAACAGAATTGATACAACAACAAAAGCAAAAATTACAGATGAAGTAAAAGCGGCACTTCCAATGATTAAATTTGTTGCTTGCTAGGATAAGGGAGGAATAAGAAAATGACAATTTATGATTTAATTATCAGCGAAGAAATTACATCTTATTGGGAATTGTTACAACAGGACAGAGAGCCTTATATGGGTGAGGAGCTTTTTCCGAATGACAAAAAACTCGGACTCGATTTGAAATGGTTAAAAGGTTCAAATGGACTTCCAGTAGTTCTGAAAGCGTCAGCATTTGATGTTGCAGCAATTCCAAGACCAAGAATTGGATTTGAGAAATTAAGTGCAGAAATGCCATTCTTTAAGGAATCGAAGTACATTGATGAAGAATTAAGACAGGAATTGAACAAAGTTATTGAAAGCGGAAATCAGGCATATATTGATGCAATCGTAAACAGAATCTTTGCGGATGAAGTAGAACTGCTTGAAGGTGCGGCGGCTCGCAGAGAGTTTATGAGAATGATGGCACTTACAACAGGAACAATTATTCTGGAAAGCAACGGACAGGCTTATGAATATGATTATGGTATTCCGACAGAACATAAGAAAACTGTTACAAAGTCATGGTCAGACCCAACTGCAAATATTATTGAAGAAATCAGAGAAGGTATTCAGAAGATTATTGATGATACAGGTGTTACAGTTACACGTGCAATTTGTTCTTCAAAGGTTCTTGGTTATTTGAGAAATAACACAGAAATTAAAAAGATGATATTCGCACAGACTGATGGTGTTGGTTATGTATCGGACGCAAAAGTGAAACAAATTCTGATGGATGAACTTGGATTGGATGTGCAAACAAATGACAGACGTTACAAAGATGAGGCAGGTGCAACTCAGAGATATGTTGCTGATGATGTTTTTGTTATGTTCCCGTCTGGAAATCTTGGAAATACTTGGTTTGGAACAACACCAGAAGAATCAGATCTTATGACAGGAAGCGTTGCGAATGTATCAATTACAGATATGGGAGTAGCAGTTACAACAATGAAAGTTACAGACCCAGTGCAGGTTGAAACAAAAGCAACTATGATTTGTCTGCCAGATTTTCCGACTGCCGACCAAGTTTATATTTTCGATGTATTGGTATAGGAAAGGAGAATAAGCGTTATGGCATTTGTAACAATTCGGAGAGGTAAGCACATAACAAAAGTGAGCAAAAACTCATATGAGAAGTTGTTCAAAGACAAAGGTTATAAGATTGTTGTTGGAGAACATAAAACAAACAAACAAGATGAAGTGATTATGGAAGATGTTCCAGATGAAGAAGCAAAAGAAGTGGAGCATGAAGAAGAAGTTGAAACAATTCCCGTATCTGAAATGAACAAAGAACAGCTCATTGAATTTGCAAAAGAACATGGAATTGACACAACAAGTGCAAGAAATGTTAGAGAAGCAAGAACAATCATTCAGAAAGCAATCAGAGATTCAAAAATGTAACAAAGGAGGTGAGTGTTTTGGATAACTTGGAAAAGCTTAAATTTAATTTGAGAGAAGAACAAGTGCCATTCTTTTCTGATGATGAATTAAAGTATCTGTTAGAAAAGAATGATAATAATGTTGAAAGTGCAAGCTATGAAGGACTTATAATGAAAGCTGAAACAACGGGTTTGAATGTAAGTGGATTGACAACGAAGGATAGTTCCAGTTATTTTAAAATGCTTGCCGCTAACCATATTAAAACTAATAGTGGTACACTGTTATGAATGAAAAAGCGCTAAAAAGGGAATTGTACAAAATCCTCAGAGAAATAAATGTAAATGGGGATGAATATATTTTTCTGAGAACAAAGAAAGATGAATTCGGAGAAGATACAAAAGGAACAGAATACATAACAATGGTGAATGGATTATATCATATCTCAAAAGGTTATGTAACAAAGAGTGTTAGTGATGGAACTGTAACACACACAAAAGGTGAGCCAATGTTATTAATTCCATTTGAGCAATCAGAAAAATTGAAAAACGGTGATTTTTTCAAATGGAATCAAAACAAGTATGTTATAACAGAAAAAAATGATATACAGAATTATGGTATCATATGCAATGTGTCATTGGAGTTGATGTTAGATGGCAACAATTAGAGTTGATGCACAAAGCCTTTTAAAGAATCTTGAAAGTGCAGAAAGCAAGTCTAAAGTAGCAGTTAGAATGTATGCACAAGAAGGTGCAAAGAAGTTTGAGAATTATGCAAAGGCAAAAAGACCTTGGACTGATAGGACAGGTCATGCAAGGCAAAGGCTCAAAGGTTGGGTTGAAACACTTGGGACAAAAGTTAGAGTGAACATTGGTCATGGTGTGGATTATGGTGTGTATCTTGAGTATGCACATGAACAAAGGTTTGCAATTTTACAGAAAACAGTAAATGCACAATCAAAGGAAATTTTAAAAGGTTTTGATGGACTTTTAAAGAGGTTGTTTTAAATGAGCATTTTAAAAGAAGTTAGGAAAACATTAAGTTCTGATGGCACAGAGGTTTATTTTCCATCACAGCATGAAGGGGAATGTTTGAATGAATATATTGTTGTAAAGGTGTCTGATGCAATAGATGAAATTGAGGTATCAAGCGAAAGACCGATATATACACTTATGTTATATGTGCCGAAGAACAGATACAGCGATTTGGAAGATATGTTAAATGAAACAAAGATAAAAATGAAGCAACTTTTTCCAACTCTCAGATATGTAGGAAATCAAACAGACAGTTTTTATGATGATAATGTAAAAGGTCATATGATTAGTATACAGTATGAGGGATGCAGGAAAAAGGAAAATTGGTAGAAGGAGGAAAAGGAAATGCCAAGAACAATGAAAAAGGCAGTCGGTATTCCAACGATTGATGTAAACCTTGTTGTTGTGAGAACAGGTGATGAAAGTACAGGAATGGAAATCGCAGTTGATACAGCAAGTAAGATTGGAGTTGAGCCGCAGACAGAAACAACCGACGCAGTTAAGCTTGTAAAACTTGGAAAGTTGTTAGCGCAGAAACCTGCAACAACGACAATCACAGGGCATTTGATTACATTAACAGATAATGTTTTTATTCCAGAACTTGTTAAGATTTTGCAAGGTGGAGTAGTAGAAGGAAGTGGAGCAAGCCTTACATATACACCGCCAGTTGCAGGTAGTGCAGATAAAGGAACAGTATGTGAGTTAGATGTATACTCAGCAGAATATGATGCGAGTGGACAAATTGTTAAGTATGAAAAGATTACTTATCCGAATTGTCAGGGAACGCCAATTACGATAAACTCAGAAGATGGGGTTTTTCGTGTTCCAGAATATACGATCAATTCTGCTCCAAAAACAGGAGAAGCACCATATAAGATTTCTTATGTTGAGAGTTTGCCAACTTTTCCTGATTCTTCCGTGGTAGAAGCAAATGCCCTGAATGATGAACCAAAACAAGTTGTGGCGTTGTCAAGCAGAGCGGAAGAATTAGATGAAGAAGAAACAGGCTTGACAAAAACAAATTTAAATGAAGTCGTTAAAAAATAGAACAGATTGGAGAGAACAAAACAATGAGCGAAAAATTAAAAGTAACAACATTTGAAGATTTACAGAAATATTCACAAGGCGTTTTAGTCGAATTGCCTAGCTTTTCAGAATCACAACCATTTGTGTGTAGACTTAAAAGACCAGATTTAATCGACGTTGTAACAAATGATATTCCGAATGAATTAATGGGGGTTGCTTATAAATTGTTTCAACCAGATGAAGAAAAGAAACAAGAAAAAGAAGAAACACCAGAAGAAGCATTTGAATTATCAAGAGAAGTTAAAGAAGTGTTTGAGAGAATCGCAAAAGCGGCAATGTTAGAACCAACTTATGAAGATGTAAAAAATGCGGGTATGGAACTTACAATGTTACAACTCACAGAAATTTATAATTATGTAAATTTAGGTGTTGAAAAATTAAAGTTTTTTCGTTCAGAACAGGAAAATTGAGAGTGTTCTTGTAATGTCAAAGCAGTATAGGTGTAAACCGTCTGAATTAGTCGGAATACAAGATGCCTATACTGCTTTTTGTTTTAATGAAGCGTGTTCGTATGTCATGTTGAAGCTTGACAGTGGTGAACAGCCAGTTTATCCTGTTTTGACAGAATCAGAAAAGAAACAAAAAGAATTTAAGAATTTTAAAGATTTCTATAAACAATATGAATAGAAAGGAGGTAAACGAACATGGCTATAAACATGGGAAAAGCCGTTGCATATCTTGAGTTAGATACTAGCAAATTCCAGAAAGGTTTTAAAAGTGCGCAAAGCGACCTTAAAACATTTGTGAGTTCTTCTGCAAGTGCAGGAACAAGAATTGAAGCCTTGGGAAGTGCAATGACAACAGTTGGAAGCGCATTAGTAAAAACAGTAACAGTTCCGCTTGTTGGGATAGGAGCGGCAAGTCTTAAAACAGCGTCAGATTTTGAAGCAGGAATGTCAGAAGTAAAAGCTATCAGTGGAGCAACTGGAAGTGAATTTGATAAGTTAAATGCAAAAGCAATCGAAATGGGAGCCAAAACAAAATTCTCAGCAAGTGAGTCAGCCGAAGCGTTTAAGTACATGGCAATGGCAGGTTGGGACGCTTCTGATATGCTCTCTGGTATTGAAGGAGTTATGAATCTTGCCGCCGCTTCTGGTGAAGATCTTGCAACAGTATCAGATATTGTTACAGATTCGCTTACAGCATTTGGATTAAAGGCAAGTGATTCAGCACATTTTGCAGATGTTCTGGCACAGGCAAGTTCACGTTCTAACACAAATGTAGCATTAATGGGAGAGACATTCAAATATGTTGCACCAGTTGCAGGCGCACTAGGTTATAGTGTGGAAGATGTTTCTGTGGCAATTGGACTTATGGCGAATAGTGGAATTAAGGGAAGTCAATCTGGGACTGCATTGCGTTCTATGTTGACAAGATTGGCTAAACCAACAAATGAAGTACAAAAGGCAATGACAGACCTTGGAATTAGCTTGACAGATGCAGAGGGAAACATGAAGCCATTTGGTCAGTTGATGGAAGAAATGCGTGGAAAGTTTTCTGGACTTACAGAGGAACAAAAAGCGCAATATGCCGCAACAATTGCAGGACAAGAAGGAATGTCAGGATTGCTTGCGATTGTAAACTCGTCTGATGCAGATTTTAATAATCTAACAAATGCAATTAACAATTCTGATGGTGCGGCAAGTAGAATGGCTAAAACAATGCAGGATAATTTGAAAGGCTCTATAACATTGTTTAAAAGTGCCGCAGAGTCAGCCGCAATTACAATCGGGAAAAACCTTGAACCAAGTGTTAGAAAGTTAGTAGACAGTGGAACAAGATTAGTAGAAAGCTTTAATAACCTTTCAGATTCGCAACAAAAAACAATTGTGAAGTTTGGAGCAATTGCGGCGGCAGTTCCACTTGCAACATTAGCAATTGGAAAGTTTTTGACAAAGTTTGTGCAGGTTGGAAGAAAAGTTGTAGAATTTAATGGTCAAGCAAGTTTATTTGTACAGGCAGTTGGACTTTATAGAAGTGGAGCAACAACTGCGGCATTAGCAACTGGAACATGGTTTAGTTCTTTGAGCGCATTGGGGACAGGACTTGTTAGTTTCTTCTCTAATCCTATTGGGTTGGGAGTGTTAGCAATTGCAGGACTTACAGGGGCAATGGTTGTGAATCATGTAAAGACACAAGAACTTGTAAATAGTTATGCAAAATTATCAGAAGAAGAACAATTTTTGAAAGACAGAACGGATGAATTAAAAGAGTCAAGTGATGCAATGGCAGAAACAAGGAAACAGGCAGTGCAAAGCGCAACAGAAGAATCAATGGCACAAGAGAATTTGTGGAAATCGTTGCAGAGTGTAACTGATGAAAATGGAAGAGTTATGTCTGGAAAAGAAAGTTATGCAAAGTTTGTTGCAGGTGAACTTTCAAGTGCGTTGGGAATTGAGATTGATATAACAGATGGACAGGTTAAAAACTATGAAGAATTGACAAAAACAATTCAAGAAACGATAAATAAAAAACGTGCATTGGCAGAGCAGGAAGCACTTGGAGAAAAGTACACAGAAGCACTTGCAAAACAAGCAGAAGCAACCGTATCATATAATGAAAACTTGACAGCATTATCAGAAACAGAGGGAAAATATAATGAAGCTGTGAAGAAGCGTGACGCAATTTTAAAAGAAATGAAAAAGACAACACAAGAAACTGGACACGTTACAGCAGAACAATCAAAAGAGTATCAGAAAGCACAAGCCGCTGTCGATGGTTATTCAAAAAAGATGAAAGACCAAAAGAAAACATTGAATGACAGTAAAAAAACAATGGAGGAATATAACCAAACAATACAAAATTATGAAGGACTTGGGGCGGCAATACTTGAAGGAGATGCTGATAAGATTAATCAAGCACTTATGAAAGTGGAGCAGTCTTTTAAAACATCTGATACAGCAACAACACAGACATTAAAAGACCAGAGCAAGAATCTAAAAGAAAACTATGAAAAGATGCAAGAACAACTTAAAAATGGAGCGCAAGGAATAACTCAAGAAATGGTTGACCAAGCAAAGAGTATGTCAGATCAAGCGGATGCAGAGTTACAAAAAAGCATTGACAAAACAAAACAAACATTGTCAAGCAAATTCCAAGAATTGGGAATTGAGGCACCACAGTCATTGATTAACAGTCTGGCAGAACAAGACCCAGTTGCGGTGCAAACGGTAACAGATTTATTGAATAATCTGAATAATGGTGTACAGGTAACAAAGCCGCAACTTGTAGAAGCATTTTCAACTCTTGGTATTGATGTACCAAATAGCATGATAAAACAAATTGCAAGTTTAGAACCAAATGCTCAAAAACAGGCAGTACAATTGTTGATGCAATTACAGAATGGTGAAGCGTCACAAAGACCGCAAGTTTTACAACAAATGCGAGATCTTGGATTAAAGGTCGATGATAATGTGGCAGGTGGAATAAAGGACAATACAGGCAAGGTAAAAGATGAATCTGGAAAAGTCGGTAAAGCAGGAAATGATGAAATGTCTGATAAAATGAGTAAAACACTTAGAAGTCCTGATGTTGACCAGAACACGATTGAAAGCGCAAGGAGTATCGGAGCAAGTGCGTGGCAAGCAATACAAAGTGCAATGTCTGGTGTTATTGGTGTAAGAATAAAGGAAACTGTTGAACGTGCAAGTTCAGCGTTCAAAGGACATTTTGCAGGTGGTATTGATTATATTCCATATAACAATTTCCCAGCAGTATTGCATGAAGGAGAAAGGGTGTTGACAAAACAAGAGAATAGAAGTTATAATAACGGTAGAGGAACAAACACAGGCGGTGGTGATGTGTTTAATTTCTACAACACAAAACCAGACCCTTATGAATATGCAAGACAGATGAAAAAGGCAAAGAAAGAACTTTTGTTGAATATGTAAGGAGGTGAATAAAGTTGATAAATGAGTTTACAGTCATTAATAAACAGACAAACAAAACATTGTTGTTATCAAAATTAAGGGACAAAACACCTTATATTTTGGACACAGTGGATTGGGGACAACCAGAGATAGAGATTAACACTTATTCTGTACCATATCAAGTAGGCTTGTCATTGTCTGGGATTAGCATAAAGGATAGAGATATAAATGTTATTGGTTATGTTGTTTCAGATGTTGAGCCTACACTTGGGATTGAATGGTCAGAATATATTGAGAATCAGAGGAAAGATGTTGAAGAAAAACAATGGCAGTTGTCAAGATTTTTTATGCCAACACAGGATGTAAGAATTTATGTTGGGAATTATTTTGTGGATGCAAGACCGACAGAAATAATAAAATATAGCATAGATGAAAAAGAAAACAATGAAATTCTGTGCTTGTTTAGTTTAAATTTAAAATGTTTTTCGCCAATGTTTAGGTTGGAAAAAGGCAAACAAACAATATTAGCACAAGTAAAACAAATGTGGAGATTTCCATGGGTGCTAAAAGAACATGGAAATATTTTTGGAGTTATTTCAAGTCAGAAACTTGTTGAAGTTAAAAATAACGGAGATTGTGATATTGGTGCAGTTATAAGATTTGAAGCAAGGAATGGAACAATTAAGAATCCAGAGATATTTAATGTAACAACAGGGGAGTTTTTTAAAGTTGCAGTAACACTTGATGCAGGAGACTATTTGATAATCAATACAAACATTGGAGAGGAAAGTGTTGTTTTGCATGATTCGAGGTATGAAAACAGTTTGGATTCAAGAGATTTGAATGTGATTTCTTATGTTGAAATGGGTAGCACTTTTTTACAAATAAAGCAAGGTTCGCATTTACTTGGGTACAATGTGGAGGAAGGCGGTGAGGTTTTTGTGAGCCTTTCTGTAAATATTGATGAACAATTTTTCTATTTGAAAGGAATGTAAACAATGGGAATGAGATTAATTACAGTGTTTAACAGGTATTTTAGAAAGATTGATATATTGAGAAAGTATACGTTTGCGCAGTACACAGACATTTTTAATGGTGTAGGAAAATTCCAGATAAATGCTTTATTGTGTGATGAAAACCTTTATTTTTTTGACCCGTATGAAACATTTTTTGTTTTGTTTGATGAAAAGTTTATGGGGAAGATTGAAACTGTAAAAAAAGATAGTGACAGTGAATATGAGAAAACAATAGAGATAACAGGAAGAATGTTAAAGTATAAGTTGCAAACAAGTGTTGTGTATAAGCAACAAATTTATAGTGGGAAAACAGCAGATGTTGTTGAGAATATTGTCAAGAACAATATGTGTGTTGGTGCTTATGGAAATGTTAGATATATCAATTTTAATTTTAAAAAACAAACAGATAGATATGGAGAAATGTCTACTATATCAAATGGACAGTGGACAGGTGGAAGTGTATATGATGCGATACAACCACTATTAGAGAATGACAACATGGGATATGAGATATATCCGCAATTATTGACAGAAACTTCTCCAATGGGATTTATGGACGAAAGGACAAATGTGCTTGTTTGGGACTTTAATATTTTGCTTGGTGTTGACAGAAGCAGAGGAAATACAAAAGGAAATGAGCCAGTTATTTTTTCTCATTCATTAAGTAATCTTGCAAGGTCAAGTTATGAGAATGATATATCAAATTATTGTTATGTTGCATATGTAGCAGGTGAAGGAGAAGGAAATAATCGTGTATGGATTGAAACAAACCAAGATGAAAGAGAAGGAAATGATTTTGTTGCAACAGATAAGCCTGCATTTGGTTGGTTAAGGGACGAGATTTTTGTTGATGCAAGGGATTTACAAAAGGAAACAACCGATAAAACATATACGGATTCTGAATATATAAATTTGTTAAAACAAAGGGGATTCGAGAAGTTGTCTGAAAATGTTTCGTATAAGTCTTATGATTCGACAGTAACAAATGAGAACAAAAAATATGAGTATGGAAAAGATTTTAATAATGGGGATTTTGTTACAGTTATTGATAATGAGTTAGGGTTAGAATTAAAAGTGCAGATAACAGAAATAACAAGGTCAATAAAAGGAAATCAAGAAATAACAGATGTAACATTTGGAAAGCACAATTTAACATTTAATGAACGTTTGAGAAAGAAAGGAGCAATATAACATGGCAGAATATAGTGGATTTTTTAATGCAAAAGAACTTGACACTGGTGGGTATGACAGAGAGTATGATGCAGAACAATTTGCAGATTATTTTTCCAGATTTATTTCAAATGGAGTTTTTGGAAATCCTGCAAATAATTTACAAATTGTTTATATGGACAATTCTGAAAAACCTTTTAATGTGACAATCAAAAAAGGAAGTGCTTTTATTGAGGGATATTGGTATGAATTGACAGAGGATATGGAGGTGGAAATCCCTGCAAACACGCAAGCAACACAGGCAATGCATACAATTTGTTGTACACTTGACAAGCAGGAAAGAAAGGTATATATTAGACTTAGAGAAAATGTTGTGAGCGATTTACCAGAAAGAACAGAGAATGTGTTTGATTTGGTTTTGTCGAGAATTACAGTACAATCCAATGCATCAAAATTAAATGCAAGTGATATTGTGGATAGAAGAGCAAACAATGATTATTGTGGTTTTGTTGTAGGTTTGGTTTCTCAGATTGATACAACAGATTTGTTTAACCAATATGATAGTGCATTTAATGAGTGGTTTCAGAAAGTAAAAGACCAACTTACAGAAGATGCGGCAGGAAATTTGCAGAATCAAATTGATGGAATTAAAACAGATGTAGAAACAAATAAAACAGGAATTAAAACATTAGATAACAGCTTTATTGAGACAACCTCAGAAGTGTTATCGAACACAGAACAAAAAAAGATTGCGTCTGCCTTGGCAGTAAAAGGATTGGTAGACTATACTCCGATGATTCCATTAAGAGGTTATTCTGGTGACATGAACAATATGCCAACAGGAACATTTCTATGTGAGTTAGCAAAATGCACCAATGCACCAAGTTATCCCATGGGAATGTGGGCGCACGTTATCTGCTATGCGGGATTTTCTCAGACAGCAATCTTTTACAATGGAAATAATTACCCACCTGTTATTGCTACCAGAACATATGCCAACAATGCATGGACAGCATGGGCGGAACAGGCACAGGGATTTGATTTTGCATCAGTTAGAATTAATGGCTTAATCAGTAATGCGTTACAAGTTGATTTGACAAATCCATATGCAGATGTAAATAAGCCAAGATATGTTGACAGAGCAAAAAGTGCAACAAATATGCCAACAAATTGTCAGTGGGGAATCCGTGAAGTATGTCAGATTACATCTAATTGGGTGATGGTTAGAATTACAGGATGGTCAACAGATAGTCAATATGCAATGTGGACAAATGTGTATGTTAATTCTAAGTGGCAAGGATGGGATCGGTTCAGTAAAAGTGAGCCACATGTATTATGGACTGGAACAGGCACATTTGATGCACCTACTTTGACACTTAATAAAAATATCAGCTTTTTTAAGTATTATGAAATAATTTATGAGGTTGAAAGTGGAAACAATACTGTAAGATCAACTGGGAAAATAATGATTGGAAATGGTGCTACTTTGGATGGAATCAATACAAAAGGCTTGTTAATGAGAAGAAGTACAAATGCACCATCTGGAACATCTTTAAAATTAAATTCTGGTGGATATTTTGCATCAGTTAATAGCAGTGCATCCCCGTATTCAGGTGCTTGTTGTCCACGTAGGATTATTGGATATATTTAGGGAGGAATAGAAAATATTAATAGATGTAAGTTGTCATAACGGAACAAGTTGACATTACAAAGATAAAATTGTATAATAAACATATAATAAAACAAAGGAGGGAACATGATGGGATATCATGAAAAAGAAGCAGAAGAAAGTGATGTAACTGTACAAGAGGTTTTGGATTTGCTTGTTGATGTACAAAGTGTTTATTCAGAAGCAAATAAAGCAAAAGATAAACAGAATGTGTGAACAGTTAAATGGAACAGGGTATGAAGCAACAGCAATTCATAATATGCAAGATAAATACCATGAAAAGTATAAAGATAAATACAGAGAGAAATATACAAATAGAGAAACAAAACAAATGAAAGAATGGAAAAACAAAGGTAAAAACAAATAGAATTAAATAAGTTTATAAGCTATATATTATATAACTATATGTTATGTTTTATATAGCTTTTTTGTATTTAAAAATAAATTTAAAAATATTTAAAAATAAATGTTGACTTTTTAAATGTATGTGTTATAATATAATCAGAAACAAAGAAAGAAAACAATTCCAAGGAGGACAAACAAGATGAAGAAAAGAACATTTAAAACAGAAATGAAGTTAAATTTGGTAGAACCTGCATTAAATAAAAATAATACGCTCAAGGAATATATTGAACAGTTGAATGAAGAAAATGGATATTACAATGTAAAGGCAACTTGTTCAATTGCATTTATCATGAGTGATAAAGAATTTGTTTATTTTAAAAATCATTTATTAAGTGATTTTGACTTTTTAAAAGATGTACCTTGTGGTTATAGTTGTTTTGAGGCTTTTATACAGGATGTTGTAATGGTTGTAAATGAAGAAACAAAACAAAGGTTTTTTGTAAATACACAGGGTTATAGTTATGCAAGATATTGTTTGTTTGATTAAAGTATAAATAAAAGGGTTGACAAGTTCAGCCCTTAGTTATATAATTATAAGCGAAGTTAAGGAGAACAGAAAACAGGAGGGCAAACAAAATGAAAACATTAGCATTAAAAAAAATCGAAGAAAGAAGAATGTTTATACTCAAAAGAGTTAAGCATAGACATAGTCAATATATTCAAGGCTTAATTACATGTGAAGATTTTGCAAGGTATGAAAGTGAATATAGAGCGCATTTTGTTGGGTATGTAAGAGCATTTTGGGATATGGAACTTTTAACAGATGAAGAACAAAAAACAATAATAAGAAATTTTACATTTTAATGAGTGTGCACAGTGCGTATAAAGTAAAGCATGAGAACAATTATTTTTTAGAAAATTATGAAATTGATGTTGACAATAAATAAAGCATATGTTAAAATAGTTTTAGAAACAAGAAGTAAGCAATTCCAAGAAGGAGGACATGAAACATGAAAAAAGTTTTAGACATTGTAGTGGGAACAATTTTATTATTGTGCGTATTCTGGATGGTATGGATGCCGCCAGTTGTATTCTATTTCATTGGAAAATTATTCCTTTATTTTGGAATTTAATATTGACGTATATAAAATAAAGTGATATACTGTAGTAAAATAAAATAGAAAGGAACAGAAAACATGAAAAGTAGAGAACAGTTAGAGAGCATGAAAGTTGCAGAGTTGAAAGAGGAAAGCAGAAGTTTAGGTTTAACTCTTGAAAGCAAAGGACATAAGTTCAATAAGAATGAACTTATTGAAAGAATTTTACAGGCACAGGATGTGCAGAGTGACATTAATAAGGCAATTGAAGAAGCAGGGCAGGAAATGCCAGTGGTTGATGGAGAAGAGCAGGAATGGGATGCGCCATTGTTGGGAGAAACAAAATTGGAAGAACAAGAGAAAGAAGAAGAAAAAGAGGAGAAGAACAAAACAGAAAACAAAAAGCAAGAAAACAAAGAATTGCTTGCAAAGATTGAGGAAAAATATACAGGAAGAAAAAGCAAGCGTATTTATGAAAATGATTTAGTTGTTGGAAGTTTCGTAGTGTATATAAGATATATCGAAACAAAAACAGGAATGTATTTGAAAAAACTTGGAACAGCAAAGGTCATTGGAGTAAATAGAAAAAAAGAACTTGTTAGAGTTCAGTCCCCAGTTGGTGCTGAATTTGTTCTTTCATTTGATGCACTTTTATTTATTAGAGGATTGAAAAGGGAACAGCGTTACCCAAGTGATATTTATGAACTTTTAAGAAGGCAGAGAGAGGAAGTCAAAGAATACAGAGAAAGGGTGACACAGAAGTATGGAAGATTACAGAGCAATTAAAGACAGCGTTTCAAAGTTGTATGATGCGCAACAGGAGAAAAAGAATTTTGATAAGTATTATGAAACTTTGAGAAAGAAAGAACAGCTTTCCATTTGTAATTTTATGTTTACAAACTTACCGAAAGGACAGGAAAGTTTTGAAATTGAACTTGATGAAGGGATAACACATTATACAAACCATACAAGAGTAAGAGTAACAAAAATAAGGCGAAATAAAATTTCGTGGAATGTTGTAAAACTTAAAAAGAAGCTTGACAAAAAGTTATACAGACAGGTTGTAGAAAAAGAGTATACAATCAATGACATGAATGGGCTTGTTGAATATCTGAAAAGTTGCGGAGTGAATCCGAAGAAGTTTAAACAGTTTATTGATGTTGATGAAACATTAAATGAAGCAGAATTGGACAGATTATACGATACAGGAAAAATAACAAAAGAACAATTAGATGGTTGTTATGTGTCGGAATTAAGTGAGCCATACATTAGGTTGACAGAATTGAAGAGGTAGCATGATAAGGAGATATACAGGAAAAGACCTTGCAAAAGTTTTGATATATTATGGATTAATTGGTGAAGTTTTTTCCTCAGATTTTAATATTATTTGTCCGTTTCATGATGATATTAATCCATCAATGAGGATATGTTTAGATGATGGTTCTTTTTTCTGTTTTGGTTGTGAAGTAAAAGGAAATGCCTTAGATTTTGTGAAACTGGCACAACCAGAATTAAATGATTTACAATGTTGTATCTTATTAGAACAGATTATAAAAAGTGATGAAATCCGAAACATGAATGTAAGGTACAAAAAGAAAAGGCGCAAACGAAACAAACAGGCAATGGATGAAGCACATGACTATTATTATGGATTAAGGCAGACAGATTGGAATAATCCAAAATCAAAAGAAGAAAAAGAAATTCTTGAGTATATGAAGAACAGGGGTTTTGATGCAAAAGCTCTAAACGTTGCGAGATGTAAGGCAAATTATAATGTCGCATATCCTTTTATTTTTCCGATTCTTGATAATGGAGAGTACAAAGGATGGGTTGGAAGAACAACCAATAAGCATGTTGAGAAAAAGCGCAAATATTTATATAATGAAGGGTTCAGAAAGCGTGATACATTATGTGGTAATTATGAAGAAAACAAAGTGGTGTTTGTTTGTGAAGGGTTTATGGATTATTTGAGCCTTAGAACCAGAGGGCATATAAAGAATGTTGTAGCAATATTGGGTTGGCATATGTCTGATGAACAAATTGAAAAGTTAAAAAAGAAAAACATAAAAACAGTTGTTTCTGTTCTTGATAATGATAAAAGTGGAATAAAAGGAACAGAATATCTGAAAAAGTTTTTTAATGTAATACGATTTCAATTTCCAGATGGTGTAAAGGATGTTGGAGAAATGACAGAAGAACAAGTCAAACAAGCATTGAACAAAACAAAGATATTGAAGAAAAAAAAAAGGAGTGAACAAATGCAGGTAGGTTTTGAGTTGACATTGTCAATGACATTGTTTCATAAAATGACAATGGATAAATTGGTTATTGACAAGACGATAAAAAAGGAATATAATGAAGATAGCCCAGAATTTATTACATTGTGTGAAAATTATAAGGATGCAATCGGATTTGAAAGAACAGAGGAAAACAAAGAAGAGTTTGACAAGGAATTAATGAATCAGCTTGTTGAAGTTTCAAAAGAATCTCAGAAAGAAACGATTGATAACATAACAGAAGTTGTGAAACAATGTTATTATAAAGATACAACAGCAGTCATTAATTTTGCAGGTTATATTATTAATCCAAAAGATTTTTGTGCAGTAAGGTTGAACGGGTTTCGATACAAGATAACAAAGAAGTAAAAGTAAAACAGAAGGAGAACGGAAGAATGGGAAAGATTAAGTTATCAGACATTAAAAATGAAATTCAGAAAAGTGGAACAAACAAAGGAAAGTTTATGTTTTTTCGACCAGATAGTAAAGCAAGAGTTCGTTTTTTGACAGACATGGAGGAAGGCTTAGAGATTAAATTCCATGATAGTTTCACACTTGGGATTAATGTTCCATGCCAAGAAGAATTTGGAAGGGATTGTCAATATTGTGAAAATGATGATTTAAGAACACGATCTATGTATGTATGGTGTGTGTATGATTTTGAAAGTAATGAAGTAAGATTGTTGATGGCGGCAACCAATAATTGTTCACCTGTTCCTGCCCTTGCATCATTATATGAAACATATGGAACATTGTTAGACAGAGATTATGAGATTAAAAGAATCGGAAGTGGACAGAATACAACATATAGTGTTATCCCACTTGAGAAAGTAAAATTTAGAAATACAAAAGTAAAAGCAATGTCTGAACAGGCAATCTTAAAATGTATTGATAAGGCTTATCCTGCTGACAACTCAGAAGATTTTGGAGAGGAAGAAGAAAGGGAAGTTAAAACAAAGAAAACAAAACAAACTAAAGGGAAAGCAAAAACAAAAGTGGAAGAGCCAGAAGAAGATGAATGGAATGAAGATGAAACAACAAATGATTATGAATCAATGAACGCAAGAGAGTTGTATAAACTTTGTAAGGAACGAGATATTGATTGTAAGCCAAAGAAATCAAAAGAGTATTATATTGACCTTTTAGAAGAAGCGGATGAAGAAAATGATTCTGATGATTGGGATGAAGAAGATTCAGAGGATGAATGGGAGGAATAAATAAATGATTATAACAAGAAAAAAGTATGAAAAGGAAATCAGAAAAGCGGAGAAACGTGGTGCAAAAGAAGCATATGAAAAATATTCAGTGCAAAGTAATTTTGATTCTATTGGTCGTAATATGCATTATTCACTTGATAAAATTCATATGGAATTTGATAAAATTTTTGCTAGACTTGATAAATTGGAAGTAAAAGAAATGAAAACAAAATAAGTTCAAATATAGGGGTTGACATTGTGCAACCCTTTTATTATAATTATAGTAGAATTGAAAGGAAGGAAACAAATGGGATATTTTGATTTACATAGGCATGATGAATATTCTTTGTTTGATGGATTTGGAAAGCCAGAACAGCTTGCAATCCATGCAAAAAGAATTGGTTATCGTGCATTGGGAATAAGCAACCATGGAACAATAAGTGGGCTTGTAAAACATTATCAAGCGTGTAATGAGGTAGGCATAAAGCCTATAATGGGATGTGAAGTTTATTTTCAACCAAAGTTTAACAAACAGAATCCAGAAAGAAAAAGTTATCATCTGAATTTGTTTGTTAAGAATTTACAAGGTTATAAAAATCTATGTCATATTATGACAAAGGCAAATGTTGAACAATTTTATTATAAACCTATTGTAGATTTTAAACTGTTAGAGCAATATTCTGATGGGTTAATATGTACAACCGCATGTATTGCAAGTGCAACTTCACAGGCAGTTTTAAATGGTCACAAAGCAACAGCGGAAAAGTTACTTGACAAGTTTAAGAAGATTTTTGGAAAAGATCTGTATATTGAAATACAACCATATAAGATAGATAAAGAACATACACAGGAAAGAACAGATTTAACTCTTATGCATATAGCAAGAGAAAAAAAGATAAAATGTATTTTAACATCGGATTCGCATTTTGGAAAGAAAGAAGATTTTGACACTTATTGTAAAATGCATGAGATTGGACATACAACGCTTGATGTAAAAAATACATATCAAGAAAGATATATGCCAACAGAATATGAAATTGCAGAAAGATTTGCAATTATGTACAAAACAAAGTTTAGAAAACCAATGGAAGTTGCAGAAATGTTTATTGACAATCTGAATGAGATTTATAACAAAGTGGAAGATAACATTCTGGAAGGATTAACATTGGAGTTGCCAGACATTGGAGAAAATAGTAAAAAGGAACTTTTGAATCTTGTTAAAAAAGGATTGAAACAAAAAGGAAAATCAAACAAAGAATATATTGAAAGATGCAAACATGAGTTAGATGTTATAAATTACCATGGGTTTGCAGATTATTTTTTGATAGTCAGAGACTATATAAATTGGGCGAGAGAACAAGGAATTGAAGTTGGAAAAGGTCGTGGTTCTGTATGTAATTGTTTGGTTGCGTATGCAATTGGAATTACAGATGTAGATAGTATTAAATACAATCTTGATTTTAGCCGTTTTATGAGAAAGGAAAAGAAAGCACTCCCTGATATAGATATAGATTTTGAGACAGACAGGAGACAGGAAGTAATTGATTATGTTATCAATAAATATAAAGGAAAAGCTATTCAGATTTGTTCGTATGGGATGTATGGAATAGATAACTTGGTGAATGACCTTGCAGGTGTTTGTGGACTTAAAACAACAAAGGAAGTAGATGAATATGAAGCACAGGACAACAAAAGGACAATATCAGAGTTAAAAAGTTATATTCGTTCTTTTGTAATGGATGATGAACTAAACATACAAGCATTGTTAGATGGGTACAGAACGGATGAATACAATGAAAATTACGACAATATTATAAAACATTTTACAAAGTTGTATAATAAGATAAAATACTTAGGAAAACATGCCGCAGGGGTTGCAGTTGTTGGAACAGATATATCAGATTATACATGTGTTATAACAAGGGATAGAAAAACAGGTGCATTATCCTCATGTTATGACAAGGATGATTTGGAACATATTAATTGTGTAAAATTTGACATGCTTGGACTTAAAACAATGTCAGAAATGCGAGAGTTGAAAGAACATACTGGACATATCATAACGGAATCAGATGAAGAAAGTCCAGAAGTTTTAGAAGCATTTAGAGAGGGAAAAACAGATGGCATTTTCCAGATGGAAAAATCAGCACCAAGAAAAATCTTAGACATGATTGAGTGTGATTGTGTGAATGATGTTATAGCGGTGAACGCATTGAACAGACCTGCTCCATTACAGTTACATATGCATGAAACTTATGCACACAATAAGTTATCTGGAACAGTTGATACTGATACACCTTATTATAAATATACAAAAGAAACATATGGAACAATGTTGTATCAAGAACAAACAGTTGAGGTTGCACAAAAGGTTGGACACTTGACAGCACAACAAAGTTTTGACATGTTGAAGATAATGAAGAAAGCTGAAAACCTTACAAAACCAGAATATGTTCCAATTATTGAACAGATGAAAAAGGATTTTTATAAAGGATGTAAAAGCGAAGGAATAACAAAAGAACAAACAAACAGTATATGGGCGAGCATGCTTATATATGGATTCAATAAAGGACATTCAACAGGTTATGCGCTAATCAGTATTGATCAGATGTGGTATAAATTACATTATCCAACAGAGTTTTGGTATGTAAAAATGAGATATGCAAATAATGATTCTGACCTTTTTAAATATTCTGAATGTGCAGTAAAGGATGGTGCTGTGGTAATGTTGCCGCATGTAAATTACACGGCTAAAACATCAATGCGAAAAATTGATGATGAGAATGTTATACAACAAGGATTGAGCATTATAAAAGGCGTTGGAGAAAAGGCGGCAGAGTATATTATGGAAGAACGCAAAAAAGGAGTATTTACATCATATGATAATTTCTATGATCGTTGCAAGAGTAGAAGTGTAACAACAAGAGTTATTGGAATTTTAAAAGAACAGGGAGCATTAGAGTTTAACAAAAAAAGATATATGTCACGTGTTGTAAAATATAATAGTAGCCTTATGGCAAGGTGATGCTATGGAAATAAAAAACAAAAATTATTATATACGGTGTCAGAGTTGTGTATATTTTCAAGAAATAGGGATTAAAAAAGGAAATGAAGTTACAGTAGGTGAATTGAATTGTACTTGTGAAAATGTAGAAGAAATGCTAAATGACTTTTACTATTGTGAATATTATGAAAAATATATTGTGGAGTGTGAAGAACAAATGGATGAAAATAAAATGATTGATAATGTAAACCATCCAAAACATTATGCAAACAGCTGTTCCATCGAATGTATAGATGTAATGCAAGCAACATTTGGAATAAAGGATTTATCAAAGTATTGTGTGATAAATGCATACAAATATTTATGGAGATATAAAAATAAGAATGGGAAAGAAGATTTAAACAAAGCAGAATGGTATTTAAACAAATTTGATGAACTTTTAGAAGAAAGCGACAATAAGCCTTATTCAGAACAGATTACTAGCAGGTATGTAAATGTCTGCATAACTCTTAGAAAGTGGCTTAAAATGGCAAATATGGCGTTAGAAAGGGACATAGAAAATGAAGAGTAAGGGATTTAATAAAGAAGGAATTTTGAGGTTATGCAATGAAATTGATAAAAAAGAACAAGGTTCTGTGTATAGCCTTGGAAGTAAAACAGATGCACTTAAGATTCCAAGATGGAGTACAGGACTTGTTGACCTTGATAATATTATTGGTGGTGGAGTTCCTAAAGGTAGAGTGATTGAGATATTCGGAGCAGAAAGCGCAGGCAAAACAACATTAGGTTATCAATTATGTGCGCAACATGATATGTGCTTAGATATTCCGATTGAAGGAACTTTTGATGGAGAGAGAGCAAAGCTATTTGGAAACAGACCAAAACAAATGATTGTATATAGGGCAAGATATGGAGAAAAAGCATTTAATAGAGCAATAAGGTTTGCAGAAGAGGGAATACCGCTTGTTATGATTGATAGTGTACCATCAATGCAACCAAAGGATGATATAGACAAAATCAGAAAAGCAGTAAATACGGACAGTGAACAGGAAATGCGTATAGGTGGAGTTGCAAGGCTTATGGATAAATACCTGCCAACATTAGAGGATGTTATTGAGCAAACAGGAACAACAGTAGTGTTTATTAATCAGATTCGGGATAAAATGAACGCATTACCGTTTGGAGATAACATACAGACCCCTGGCGGTCATAAATTGAAACACAGTGCAAGTCTTAGAATACAGGTAGCAAGAAAGGGTTATATTGAAATCCCAAACCATAATCCATACAACACAGAAGCGAAAGAAAGAATTGGGATGATAATGAAAGTAAAGGTCGTAAAATCAAAAGTATGCAACCCAATGCAGAGTTGTGAGATACCACTTTTCTATGAGCGTGGATTTGTTGATTTTGCAGACCTTGACAGTGTAAGAAAAGAAATCATGGAAGAACACAAAAAGAAGTACAAGGAAATGTTGAATAGTTGAGATTTTTCTGTATAAGATTTATGCGTATGACAGAGGATGATAACACAGAACATTCATTCTTTGTGTACGCATTAAATAAAAATGAAGCATTAAACATTTTTCTAAAAATAGGATATAAAAAGTCTTGTGTTCTTTCAGTAAATGAATTATAATATAACAGAAAGTGGGTGAACAAGTGGGAATCATAGATGATATAAAAAAGGATGCAAAAGGAAATATGACAAAGGTACAAACATCTGAGGAAAGGGATATTGAAAAGTTATTAAACAGTTTGTTTTATCTTGATAAGAACATTCCAAAAGAATTGGAATTTTTAAAGTCAGTAATGACAAGGGGCGCAGAAACAACAGAACGAAAGGGATTACATGCAAGTGCAATCATTGTATCGGATAATAAGTTCTGTTATCGTCAACAAGTGTTATCATTGTTTTATAAACAGTTACAAGGAGAACAAACACCAGTTGGATTAAAGCGTATCTTTGCAGAAGGTGATGCAATTCATGAAAAGTGGCAAAGGCTATTCATAAGAGGTGGTTTGTGTGACCCATTAGATTGTGATTTTAGCCGTTTTGCTGATGAATTTGATTTATCTTATACCCCAGATATAATTTGCAGTCTACCAAGGAATTTGAGTCTTACAAAGCCATCTAAAGAATGGGATAGTTATGTTGTAGAGATAAAAAGCATGAACACATTCTCATTTAAAAAGCAAGAACATCATGCAAGCGGTAGAAAGCAATGTCAGCTATATATGTATCTTACAGGAATACATAAAGGGATTGTATTGTGTGATGATAAAAACACGCAGGAGTTTAAAGTAAAACGATATGACTACAATCCAAGTGAGATTGCACCATATCTTGGTAGATTGGAACAGATACAGCAATATAAACAGAATTTGAAAGAAAATCATAGATTGGTGAAACGTTGTGAACAATGTGGAACGATAAACAGTAAAAAGGCACAGGAATGTCCAATGCGTGATGTGTGTTTTGGAAAATCAAAGGAGCGAATAATATAGAATGTGTGAATGTATGTGTGAATGTAAAAAGGAAAATACAACGGAAAAAGAAATAAAAGAAAGAGTAACAGAAGCGGAAGTAATTGTAACAAAAACATTCTCTGGTTTTATGTTTCATATAAAATATAAAAAAGTTGGAGAGGATTTTTACAATATTGGATATAGTTCGTACAATATTCATTTTGTGTTCCAGTGGTTGAATGAATATTTTGAAATAGTAAAGGAATAGAAGATTGGTTGTAAGGGTTGACATTGTGCAACCCTTGTGTTATTATATAGGTATAGTAAGGCAAGCAGATTCCAAGGAAGGAGAGAATAAAATGGTAGATTATGAAATGGTAAGAGATACAAAAATAGAAGACAAGCCAAAAATACATGTAGAGTCGATTTACATTGTTGTAGATGAACTTATTAGCACAAAGGAAAAACCTTATTTTGCGTTATTATATAAAGAGGTAGGAGCAAAAAATTATAATATAGGTTATGCAAGTTATGATTTTGATAGAGTTATGAGATGGAAAAAAGAAGAGTTTGTGAAAGTATAGTATGTAGGCTGTGTTTATGGTTAGAGAGGTTGTTATATGAGTGTAAACAAAGTATACAATAGTTAAGGGAATAAACAATGGCTAAGTATTGCAAAGAATATGCGCTCCGTGTAACTTATTTAGATTGTATGGAGTGTGAAACAAAAGAATGTAAAAGGAAGGAAAACAAAATGGTAAAAAGGTATTTACAGTTAGAACCAGAACAAAAAGTGTTTCTTGTATTTGCAAGCAAGCGAGAAGGATATAAAGATAATGTTGTCATTCGCTGTCATGTAAGAGAGGCAACAATAAGAAAAGAAACAACAATCTACACTCTTGAGGTTGAAAAGGTTGTAACAAAGAATTTAAGCGGAAATGTAGTTGAGACATTTTTATGCACCAATGCACAGATTGATACAGGTTATAGAGGTTTACAAATGGACTTATATCCAGTGTTCACAACAAAAGAAAAATGTTTGAAGTGGTTGAAAGCATGAAGAAGAAAACAGATGACAAAGATTACAAAAAGAGATTTGAAAAAGGTTTTAGAATGTTATGCAGTTCAAAGTCAACATATCAAGTATGGTCAGATTGTATGGCGTTGTTTGCAATAACATTAGCGAACCAAAGCATTTTACCAATGGTAAAAGATAAACAATTTAAAGAAATATGGGATAAAAGGGAAAAGGAATACTTAAGAATTATTAATAGTTATTCCAAGAAGGAACAAAAATTATTTCCACAGATGTTTGCATTAATCGTAGAAGAATTAGAAGAAAGACCGAATCAAGATTTATTAGGTGAATTATATATGATGTTACAAATATCTAACAAAAATGCAGGGCAGTTCTTTACACCATATAACGTTTGTGAATTAATGTCAAACGTTACATTTGACAGAAAAGAATTGGGAAAAACAGTACATAAAAAAGGATATGCAAATGTATATGATTGTGCCTGTGGTGCAGGAGCAACATTAATAAGTGCAAGCGAACAATGCAAGGAAATGTTTAAAAAGTATAATTATCAGAATCATGTTTATTTTGTAGGGCAGGATATAGACATAACATGTGTTCATATGTGTTATATACAGTTGAGTTTACATGGACTAGCAGGATATGTTATACATGATAATTCATTAATTAAACCAGAGCCAGTATTACCAGATGATTTAGAAAAGGTATGGCTAACTCCAATGTGGTTTAGTCAAGTTTGGGCAATGCGTAGATTATTTCACAATCAGGATGTTTTAGGGAGATAGAACAATGAGCAAAGTTATAATAGGAATTGATCAAAGTTATACAAGAACAGGAATAACAATTTTAAATGATAAAAAGATTATACGCATGAAATCATTAGATTTTAAGGATTGCAAAAACAATACAGAAAAGCGTTTAGAAATATATACATATATTGAAACATTGTTTAAACGCTTATTAAAAAAAGAAGTTCAAAACAAAAATGTAATTATTATTACAGAGCGTATTCGTTTACGTTCACAAGGATTTCTGTCAGAAGATTATATAAAGTCCACAGGAGCATTAGTAGCAACTATCATAGATGTTGCAGATATATATGATATACCCGTATATAGTGTTGATACACGTTCTTGGAAGTCTCAAATAGTAGGAAACTCGAAACCCTTACAAAATCCATATGGGATAAACCCAGAGAAGTACCGTACAATCTTGTATTTGAAGCAGAAAGGGCTTTTAAAGTACATAGTGGAGGAATACAAGGGTAGGGGCAAGAAAGGCGTTATAAACGTTAAAATAGACGGAAAGAAAGTACCTTGTAAAATTAATGATGATATGGCAGATAGTTATTGTATTGCTATGTATGGATTCTTGCCAGAGTCAAAACAGAAGTTAAAGGAGGAAAAATTTTAATGTTTAATATAATTGATGAATTAAGGGACGAAGCAAAAGAAGCAGAAGAATGTAAAGTCGATAAAACAGAAGCACTTGACATTATAGCAACACACATAATGCTCTGTGCAGAAGAATTGAAAAAAGCAGGTTATAGTATAGAAGATTTTGAGTATTAAGGGGAAACAAAAGTTTCCCTATTTTTTTATAAAAATTTATTGACTTTTGTTCTGTTTTGTAGTATTATAATATCAGAAACAAGAAGTAAGCAATTCATAGGAGGACAAAACAATGGAAGAACTTAAAATCTTTGAAAAACTGAAAAATGCTTATGAGTGTTCAACACTCAGCAACAATCTTTTTGAGAAGGCTTTAAAGTCTATCAAATGGGATAGCACATTCTTTGAGGATTGTGAATACTATTACTGTTATGGTAATATGTGTTTTACAACACCTTCACTCAATCCATTCGAGTGTACAAAAGAATGGAAACCATCAGCCATTTTTAATGATGGTTCATATATTGAATTTTAGGCAGGTTAATACCTGCCTTTTATATTGTTTATTTTAATTATATAGGGCATTTATATACCTATACCAATAAAGTGTAGGCTAAAATATAAAAGTGTCTTAAAAAGGAAAATAGGACGTATAGGAAGCATTTTATAAAATATGTTATTGACATAGAAATAAAATTGTTATATAGTATAGTCATAAATAAAAGTAAACAGAACAAATAGTATGTGGAGTGGACACTATAGGACGCAAACAGATAGGGTGCAAAAATTATTTAAAACATAGGAAAAACAAATTTATTGACTTTATGTTTTATCTATGTTATAATGTAACAAAACAAATAGAAGGAAGGAAACAGATATGATTAAAACAAAGAAGAATAACACAACAGTTAGAACATTCACAAGCATTTCTGACCTTGTAAATTACATCAAAACAAAAGAAGATTGTAGAGCATACAAAGATTTTATGAAGGATAACGGTTTTTTATTCTTCCATTCTGATACAGTAGGACATAAAGAATTTTGTGGAACAGAAACATGGGAAGAAGCGGAAGAATTACTTTTACATGGTTGGGAACATGGAGCAAGGGAAATAAAACGATTGTTAGACACAAAGCAAATTTATGGAGTTGAAACAAAACAAAAAAATGTTTATGATGTTGCAGGGTTTCAATGTTCTGTTCCAAGATATTTACAGGGAATACCAACAAACATGGTAAACAAGAAGAATGTATCACAGAAAAACAAAGTTATAACAATAAATAAATGTATCACATATGCATCAAAAGTGAAACAAACTGAAATTATGAGTCAAGCTGTTAAAACATTACAATTAGTAAACAGATTAGAAAAGCAAGGGTATAGAGTAAACTTAAATATAATCTTTGGAACATATAAATGGAGTTATAAATACCTTTATAAAGTGTGCATAAAACCAAGTTCGCAAAGATTAAACATAAAACAAATTGCTTTTCCATTGGTACATCCATCAATGTTGCGACGTGTTATGATAATGGTTATGGAAAAGGAAGAAGAAGTGGAACTAAAAGAAATGTACAAAGGGTATGGATATCCAATGAAGGAAGAAATTATAAAACAATATTGTAACAAAGGTGAATTATTAATAAACTCATTTGTTTATGAAAAGGAAATTTTAAATATTGAAACATACAAAGTTTAGTTTGTTTAAACATTTTTCTTTTAGGTATATATTTATATATACCTTTTCTTTATATAACTTATATAAATATTTTAAAATATAATATTGACAAATTATTATTTATGTGTTAATATATATACAGAGTTAAAAAATAAAAACAGTTTCCAAGAAAGGACAGATATTATGAAAATTTTAAATGTAAAGTTAAATGAACAGAATAAAATAGAATGTGAAGTTATGTCAAACGGTGGTGCTATTATTAAAGTAAAAAGAACACCAAGAAGGCATACAAAAGAAATTAGAGAAGAACAGAAAAAAGGAATTTATAGTTTTGAGATACAAGGCATTTTATATTGTTACAAACTTGTAGATAATGGTTATATGGAACAGTATAGAGAACCAGAAGATTTCAGAAGTGAAACAAGAACAACAAATGAAATCAGAAGGGAAGGAAGAAAAAGTAAAACGGGTATTGATTTGAAATACCCTGAACCGAGGAAAATAAAAGTTAAAAAGGCAGAAGGGAAAAAAGAAGAAACAAAAGTTGAAACAGAAATAGAGGAACAGGAAGTACATCATGAAAAGTTTGAAATGATTAAGACATGTATTGAAAATGATATACCTGTTTATCTTGTTGGAGAAGCAGGAACAGGAAAAAACTATACATTGGAACAGATTTCTTGGGAACTTGGTTTGGAGTTCTACTTTACAAATTCAGTTCAACAAGAATATAAATTAACAGGGTTTATTGATGCAGGTGGTGTATACCATGAAACAGAGTTTTACAAGGCATTTAAAAATGGAGGTATTTTCTTTCTGGATGAAATTGATGCAAGTATTCCAGAAGTTCTTGTTTTATTAAATGCGGCAATAGCAAATAGATATTTTGAGTTCCCAACAGGTAGAATTGAAGCACATAAGAATTTTCGTGTTGTTGCGGCAGGAAACACAGTAGGAAGTGGTGCTGATGAAATGTATACAGGAAGGTTGGTTCTTGACCAAGCAACATTGGATAGATTTGTTATTATCAACTTTGATTATGATAAAAAGATAGAAATGCACATTGCAAAAGGAAACAGAGAATTGGTTGAGTTTGTAAGGGATTTACGAACACAGGCAAAAATGAATGGAATTAGAGCAACATTCAGTTATCGTTGTATTAGCATGGTGACAAAACTTGAAAAGACAGGAATGGATTTAAAGTCTATTTTAGAAATAGCAGTATTTAAAGGAATGTCAAAAGATATGATAAATAGTTTTAGAGTTGTGTTTGCAAAAACAAAATATGAAAAAGCATTAAATGAATTACAAAAGGTGGCATAAAAAGCCACCTTTTATTATAGCTTCTATGGTTTGTATTTTAGGTTTTTATAGTGTTTATATAGTTTGGTAATAAAAGTATAGGGCAAAGAAATAAAGCGGCTTAAATTGTTGAATAGGAGGATTAGAAAGAATATGGAGAAATTTACAGGTACAACATTAGAAGAATATGAAGAGTACGCAAAACAGGTGCAGAAGAAAAGTAAAATATACAGCACAATAACACCATTGTTGAAAGAATACCATAGAAAACATAATGATATATGCATGATAAATGGTATAATACATACAGATAGTAGTGGAAAACCAATATATTATGAATGTGCAGTTGGTGATGGATACTTAGATGAAAATGACAAATTATGGACAATATCAAATTATTATTCAATAAGATTTTGGAGCGGTTC